CGATGACACGATTATACCATTTCACTTAGCCCAGAGCGCGACGCATCGTGATATTGAGATGACGCCAGATATAAAGCCAGTGTGGGGCTTGGACGTGGCGAGGTTTGGTACTGATAAAACTGCATTGTGTAAAAGGTATGGCAACGTCGTCACAGATATTGAGGCGTGGCAGGGATTAGACTTAATGCAAACTGTGGGTCGAGTTATGGCAGAATATGAGGGATTACAGCCCAGCATGAGGCCATCAGACATACTGGTCGATAGTATTGGCGTTGGCGGCGGTGTAGTCGATAGATTGCGTGAGCTTGGCATGCCAGTGCGTGGAGTTAATGTTGGCGAAGCCCCAGCGCTGGGCAAGACTTATATGAATTTGCGTAGTGAGCTGTGGTTTAAGACAAAAGGCTGGCTCGAAGATAGATCCTGCAAGTTACCAAAGGATGACCAGCTCTTGGCTGAGTTAACCAGCATTAGGTATAGCTTTACATCGTCGGGCAAGATGAAAGCCGAAAGTAAGGACGCAATGCGAAAACGTGGCCTAAAATCGCCAGATCTCGCAGATGCACTATGCCTGACAATGGCATCGGACGCGACGACTGCATTATCTGGCAATAATAATAACTGGAATAAATCCATTAAGCGCAATTTAAAGGGAATTGCATGAAAAAAAAATTTTTAAATTTGTCACCTAAGATGAAAAATTTATTGATGGCTAGATGGATAAAGGAATATGTGCAACGCGGATTATCTTTGCAGGATGCACAACACGCCGCGAAGTGGAAGGCTGGCGAGTGGAAGCTCTCAGAAAGAATGCGTAACATACTGGCGTCAATAGATGAATTGTGATATGGTCGCATAATATACAGCAATGAGGTTTTATCATGAAAACGTGCAAGGGATGCCCTACCAAGTCAAACTGTAAGGCTAAAGGTATGTGCTTAAATGGCGGCTATGGTAAATAGAGGCGTACTGAACTTCCTCAATCAACTTGATGAGGGCAAGCGATCCAGACGCAATAGCTTTGCGGAGCGTGTGGCTAATTTCCTGACGCCTAATGACGAGTTTGAATATCGCGGCGGATTATTGACTAATATGGATGGCACATCCGCAATGGATCGTATTGGTGAAAAAACAAGCTACGGCACGTTAGGACAAGCCAATTTTGCTGGCAATGATCCCATCACGTCGTTTCCCAATCAGATGCCACAAGGCACAATGGCTAGGGGCGCAGATGCTACAGGTGGTCAGATTGTGCGTAGCCTGATACTACCAGTTGATGTCATGCAGGCGATTATGTCATCAAATCTTGCAAATAAGCAGGGATTTGTGGAGATGTTAGAATACAAGATGAATAACAATCCAGAAAATTATAATATGATTATGTCTAAGCCAGATGGTTTGTCTGAGCTAATGTCCTTGTATGCCGCAACAAATGAGCCAACAACACCCATCGAGGAAATGTCACCTAGATTGCAACAAATGCTAGATGGAATTTTTAATGGGACTGCTTGACCAACAAAGTTACGCAGGCTACGCAAATGAAGGCCAGCGACTTGCAGTAGAGCCAATGAGCTTTACCCCAATGGACGCCGCAAAGTTTGTAGCTGAAGCCACGCCTATCATTGGTGATGCTATGGCGGCTAAAGAAATATACGACGAAATACAAAAGCCAGACCCTAATTATGGATTAGTGGCGGCTTTAGCTGGAGCATCTCTAATTGGCTTAGTGCCACTTATTGGTGATGCCGCCGCACCTCCATTGAAGAAAGTTGCAAGAGGTTTACTTGATGTAGTTGATCGCATTGAAGTTGATCCAAGTGTGATGGGATCAACTTTTGGCAATATTAAATTAAAGCCAAAAATAGATACAGGTAAGCCATATGAAATGTCTGGCGCAAAAATTGCAGATGAATTAGAAAAAACACCAACTGCATTTAATTTTTTAAATCCTAACCAAGCATTACCAGTTGGCGCTAAATATACAAATATTAAATCACAACAGCCATCAGTATTGAGAAACCACACAAGTGCAGGATTGTTATCCGCAGATGCAGTAGAGCCAGAGCTAAAAAGTTTTTCAGATTTAGTTGGCAGAAATGTAATGTCTATTGTTGGCGATCAGACTGATAGAAAAACTGTTACCCATGTTAATGATTTGAGATTACCTGAGCCTGTTAAATCTATGGCAGGCTTTAGATATATGGATGTCCCAAACCAAGGATATGCAGGAGCTACAGAGGCTACCAGTAGTAAATTAAATGAGGCAATAAAAAGAAAAGATCCATATATGATGTCAGTCATGATGGGTGAGGTTTCTGGAGATTTTGCACAGCATCAAGGTGATGTTTATGGGCAAATGTGGAAGCAAAAGCAATCTGGTAATAATGCAATTATTGGTGAGAGCGCCAGCAAAATAAATGAACACATAAAAAATATGGGTGTTCCAAAATTAATACCAGTTAGAGATGTAAATGGTAATATACTAAAAAAAGCTGATGGGTCTAATGTAACTAAATCAATAACGACACGTCCATTTGAAGATATGAATATTGATATTGAAGACCCAGATGCAATTTATAATGCTATTAATTCTTTACCTACTGGTAGCCAAAGGTCACATTTCTTAAAGGGCATGGATAAAAAAGGCTTAATAGACATGGGCGCACCATCAGTGTCTGATGCTAGACTTGCTGTTGCGGATGCCAATCAAATAGGTATGGATTGGGGAACAGTTGGTTATAGAGGGTTTACGCCAAATTTAGAAAAAGGTGCATTTCCCACAACTATAGATAATTCTACAACATATAACACTGGGTATGATAAAATTGGCAAAGCAGAAACATTTTTAGATGGATCTCGCGGTATACCAGCAAATTTAGTTTTTCAAAAAACAGCCGCACAACTAAGGAAAAAGGGATCAGGTGGTGGACTATTAATGACATCCCCAAATTATAAAGTTTTGGAAAGTAGCCCTAAAAGAGCAGTGCAATTAATTGACAATGAAATTGCAGACACAGTAGAAACATTTTTATTAATAGAAAAATCTCAAGGCAGAGAGCAGGCATTAGATTTTGCAAATAAGATTTTATCTAGTGGTGGGCTACTATCTCGTTAATAAATATGATATATAGAAATAAAACTAGGGGCTAGACAATGCCAATAACAACATACGCAGAATTAAAAACGACACTCACAGATTTTCTTAATCGTGATGATCTTACTTCTGTGTCTAGCACATTTATAACTTTGGCGGAGACTGATCTAAATCGCAGATTACGCCACTGGAAAATGGAAGCCAGATCCACTGCTGAGATTGATACGAAATACAGCGCGATCCCAGCCGATATGTTAGAGCCTATCCGCTTTCATATTACGAGTGGCGAGACAAACCCACTAGAATTAATATCGCAGGCAGAATTATTAGACAGGCAACAAAGAGCTGGCAACGTGTCTGGCAACCCAAGATACTACGCAATGACTGCTGGCGAACTACAAGTACACCCAGCGCCAGATGGCGTATACAATGCAGAATTATATTATTATCAGAAAATCCCAGCATTATCTGACAGTAATACAACCAATTGGCTTCTGGGCGAATATCCAGATGCTTATTTGTATGGAGCTTTGGTACACTCAGCCCCATATTTAAAAGAAGACGCTCGAATTACGACTTGGGCGGCTTTGTATCAAAGCGCTGTTGACGCAATTAATGCAGTCAGCGATCAAACTAAATACGGCGGCTCTGGTCGTCGAATGAAAATAAGGGCATATTAAAATGAGTTTTTCAAACGATTTCGAAACAAGAGTATTAAACTACGTGTTTACTACATCATCAGTGACACGTCCTACTGCGTGGCACATTGCATTATATACAGCCGCACCAAGTGATACTGGTGGTGGTACTGAAGTAACTGGCGGAGCATATGCTCGTCAGTCGGTTGCATTCACTGTATCTGGCAACACTGCATCAAATACTGCATCTGTTGAATATCCTACAGCTACTGCATCATATGGTACAGTTACACACGTTGGCGTATTTGATGCGGCTTCTGGCGGTAATTTAATTGCATACGCGGCGTTAACAACAAGTAAAGCAATTGATACTGGTGACGTATTTAGATTACCAGCAGGCGATCTTGATATTACGTTAGATTAATAAATGGCTGAATATCGTGGTGGATTTGGACGAAGTACATACGGCTCATATAATTTTGGGTTAGATGGATTTGTCACTGATGGAGCTGGTGCAGTTGTCGCTGTATCGGCTACAGCCTCTTCTGCTATACGCGCCAGATTAAGTGGGTCAATTGTAATCACGGCGTCTGGCACGACTGCATCTGCTAGTCGTAATAGGAACGCAAGCGCAACAGCGTCTAGCACATTATCTGGCGGAGCTTCATTTGTATTTGACGTTGTAGGCTCGTCAACTATTGCGACAACGGCAAGTGCCACAGCCACATCCAATAGAGTGCAAAGCACTGGATCGACAATAGCCGCATCCGCAACAAACACGTCAGGCATGGAACGTGTGCGTGAAGTTGCGTCAAACAATGTTGTTGGCGTATCAAGTACGGCGTCTAGTGGGTCTGATGTTAATCAGTCTGGCGCAACAATAACTACAACCTCATCTGTCACTGCGACGTGCAATAAAGTTATGTCATTTTCTGGTGCAACATCTGCATCCACGACGACGACGTGCAACGCAATTGAGAAGTGGGAATTAATACCAAAAGTAACAGAGATATGGACAGCCGCATGATGTTGCAATTTAAGCATTTTTGTGGCAGTATGCGATCAGCGCCTACTGCGTCTTTCTCTTACATTGATGAACGATACTAGGCCGCAAGGCCAAACATAGGAGTTAATTATGGCAGATACTACAACAACCACATATGGTCTGGTAAAGCCAGAAGTCGGAGCGTCCGAGGATACTTGGGGTACAAAAATAAATACCAATTTGGATAACGTCGATAATTTGTTGGATGGTACGACGCCTGTAACTGGTATTGATATTAATTCTGGATCAATTGATGGAACGCCAATTGGTGCAAACTCTGCGTCTACTATTGCAGGGACAACAATAAGCGCAACTGGCAACATTACAGTTGGTGGCACTGTTGATGGACGTGATGTTGCGGCGGATGGCACTAAGTTAGATGGTATTGAGGCTAACGCTAAGAATGACCAGACTATTACTGCTGGCTCTGGCTTATCAGGTGGTGGCACTGGTGATGTAACGCTAAGTCACAGCGATACAAGCAGTGTTAGCAACAGTGATAATAGCGGCAATACATTTATCCAAGACATTAACTTTGACACATATGGACACGTTACATCTGTTGGAACTGGCACTGTGTCAGTCGGTAATGGCACACTTACAGTACAAGGTACTGGTGCTTTAGGTGGTTCTGGTACTTTTACAGCTAACCAAAGTGGAAACGCTACAATTAGTATAAGCCATGATGATACATCTTCTCAAGCATCTGTAAACGGATCAGGCAGAACGTATATACAAGACGTAACACTTGATGCTTATGGGCATGTAACAGGGTTAGCTACAGCTACAGAAACAGTTACGAACACTAACACAACTTACAGTGGTGGTGATGGTATTACTTTGTCAGGTACAACTTTTAACATAGACCAAGATTTACGTGGACACGTTGCTGAAATCGGTTTAGACGGCAATGACTACATCGCTATTGGCACAACATCTATCGACTTCCGTTTAGATGGCAACCTAGACATGCGTCTTGAAAACGATGGTGACTTACACGTTGATGGTAACGTTGTTGCTTACTCTACAACTACTTCTGATGAGCGTCTAAAGAAAGACATCGTTAAGATAGACAATGCCTTAGATAAAGTATCACAGCTAAGTGGTTACACATTTGAATACCTAGCTGATGGCAAAAAGTCTGCTGGTGTTATTGCTCAAGAA